CGGAAGCCTTTGAAGCGTGGAAAGCGCAAACTGTAAGTGCCGTCTTGATTCTGTGTAATAGCGTCAGCTCTTACTTCAACCAATTGACCAATAAGAGCACTGCGATCGCCCCAAAAGCTAATTCGCTGATCGTCGCTAAAGCCACCACCACAATTGACAACGATAGTCTTTCCGTCGTCCACCCCGGAGCAGACCAGTGCTCCAAGTCGCCCAACATTCTTTCCAGTACCTTCTTCAACATTTGTAACCCCTAAGGTAACTTCAATAAACGGCTTGAGTTTCATCCAGGCCACGGTGCGCTTGCACACGTAACCTGCGGCTGGATCTTTAAGCATGATACCTTCGTACCCGCCTGCAATTGCCAGAGCATTGATTTCTTTGTAACGAGTTTGACCTGCATCAGTATCAAGATCAACAAGTTCTTGCGCCACAACTGTTACATTGGGCAATGCATCTACATTGTTCACATACCAATCAGCAAGTACAGTTGAACGATCAGTCTGACTAACTTTACAAGCACCTGCTTCAAAGTCTTTGAGAGTCATCATATCAAACAAGTTAAGCACTGCGTCATTGGCTTGGGCACTGCTTTTGCGATGGATCTGCTTCATTAAGTCTTGAAAGCTACCGCTCATAATCTCACCGTCAAAGATCACTGGCTCAAGTAGCGTATTGGCAACCTTTGCAAACTGCTCTTTAACGTGCGGAAAGTTTACAAGCTCTTTACCATTTCGACTATACTGATCAACGCGACCGTCAGGGTAAACGATAGTGATAACGCGAACACCATCCAATTTAACCTCGATGATTTTCTTACCAATAACCTTGCTCTCATGATTAGCACTGTCATGAGCAAGCTGGCAACTAAAAACAGGAATGGCATATTGTGGGTACTTCTTCTCGGTTACACGATTGATCGTGCCTTCTGTAAAGCCGGCTCGCATGTCCTTAGTAAGGATACGCATGTACCAGTCATTCCACTCTGCTTGTGTTGCAACTGCAAGGCAAAGCTCAATTGCTTTTTTAGCGGCATCACCAGTGAGCTTGCGTGTTGCAAGGTCATCTGCAAGTTTTGCAAAGGCTACCCAAGGCAGACCTTGTCCATCGGGACCACTGTGCTTGGGAACCTTCTTGACTCCGAATGTGATCATGGAGTCATAAGCGAGACGCATGCCAGCAAAGAATTCTGTATTACCTGCTTCTGCCTCTGCAAGAACAATTGCCTCTTTATTCAAACGGCTGGGATGATCTTCAAGACTTCTAATAACACGGTAACAATCAATGGACATTTGCGTCTCCAAAAAAATTAGTCAGGGGCTGTAGCCTGCCCCCGATAGGCGTCACGCTTAGGCTGCTTTGGAAACGGGGCCAGTCTTAATAAGATCGGCTACCTTACGTTTAGTGCGTTTTGCCAGTTCATCTGCAATAGAGATGCCAGCGTGGCCTGGAATATTCTTGGCGTGCAAGAACTCCAGTGCCTCTACCTTAGTAGCAGGCTTAGACAACTCGTAGAGTTGAATGTCGGTATGACCGGTCTTGACCAAAGTCTTGATACGAGTCATGTCAGTTGCGAAACGTGCTTTAGTCTTGCCATCTTTAGTAGAATAGCCTGCAACGGTAAAAAGTTTATCTGTCATTTTAATTTCCTGTGTGTGTCAAAGTTAGCAAGTAAACCGCTTGCTGTCGGGCATGAACTTCTTGTCCATGTTCTTATTATACCATAAAACGGACTACTTGTCAACCGTTTTATGGCATTTATTTCAATTATTTTACGCTGTTAGTTTGGACCGTTGGGGTAACAACACCGTTGATTACCAGTGTTTGACCCTTAAAGTTAGCAATCGCACCTGGCAAACTACGCATAGCTTCGGCTTGAGCCTCTGCCATCAGCAACGGAATTGCCATTGGGTTAGCTTGCATACTTTCGTTGCGCTTACGTGCAGTAGCCACTTTAACTTCTTCAGTCTTAAATTCGTTCTTGGCCTTGACCAATTCGTTTGCACTTTGTACAACTGAATCAGCAGGGATAATACTACGAATCAAAACTTGCGTAACAGTAATTGAACCATCCAACTTTTCATCAGCCAGAGTCTTGGCCACAGTCTCTTTGATCTCTTGTTCCATTGCTGTACGGTTATCACCCATATCCAGTGCATCGTACTTGCGAGCAGCTTTGTAAGTTGCGTTACGAGCAGCATTAAAGATGTAATTGTACATCAGGTAAGTATCACCATCGTGATATGCATGGAATGATTTGTTCTTGCTATTATAAATCTCAGCAACCTGTGCTTGATTGATATTATAGATAACAGTCAAATCAAAGTCTTTCATTGTGGAGTTGTCTTTGGCTTGCGGAGTAATGTCATCAACTTTGACGGCAACTTCCTTAACCGGGAAGGTCATCACGGTGCCAACCAATGTTTGGTTAAACGAACCAGGAAGCAATTCACCATTGCTAACTTGCTTGTCAAAGCCTACACGCAGACCAACTTCACCAGTTTCGATACGGGTGCAACCAGCTGCCAGCACAACTGCGGCAGCAACGATAGAAAGTTTAATAACACGATTCATTTAAATAACTCCAAAAAGAAAAAGATTGATACCAATGGCAATGCCAAGGGCAACGTAAATAACACGACCAGCAACTTCAGCAAACATAATGTCCTTTAAAATAAAATAACAATGGTACCAAGAATCATCAAAGCAATTGCAGAACACATTGCACTATATGCCAACGTTTTAACTAACTGCCATTTTTCCAAGTAGTTAAACTGTCTAAACAATCCAATACAAAATGCAATAGCGCATGATAGAATTACAAATACCAAAATGCCTTTAACCATATCATCCTTTGTTGCTAAGTGTTAATTATAACGTACTTTGTTCGAACTGTCAACCACTTTTAGAACTTTGTCATGCCTAATTTTGCCAGCATCAATTGACCCGTAAAGTCATCGGGTAATAGAGCCTGTCCTTTAGGTCCAATTTCCTGATTGTAATGGCTCACGTATTCGTAACCCTTACGCTCTTTCTTGTGTGCTTGGTCTTCGGCATCCCAAACTCGGTCGTAATGCTTAAAGCTCAGGGAGCCTTTTGCTCTGCCCCAGAAGCTTAAAGCACCTTGATCTGTTTTGGTCCATCCCCAGATCTTATCTGAGTTACCATCTTTAAAATGATACAATGCAATCATTATAACTCCTTTGTAATGTGCCACGAAAGGTGAAACTTGGATAAATAAAACATGATATACTTATATGTAAAAACTCACAACAAAACAGGCCTCAAATACTTAGGGAAAACAGTTGCCATAGATCCGCATTTATACAAGGGGTCAGGTAAGTTATGGAGACTGCATTGTTCTAAGCATGGGTACGATTATACAACAGAAATTATATTTCAATCAGAATCTAAGGAAGAAATTAGGAAGCAAGGTATACATTATAGCGAATTATGGAATGTTGTAAAAAGTAGAGAATGGGCTAATCTAACAGTTGAAGAAGGATCAGGTGGAGCTATTGAAGGATCACATAAACCAGAAGTAAATGCAAAAAGATCTGCCGCTTTAAAAGGAAGGACATTTACAGAAGAACATCGTAAAAAACTTTCTGAGGCAAATAAAGGTCATAAGGATATGCGATCAGATGAAACCAAAAGAAAAGCGGCCGAGAAGGCATCTGCGAAACTTAAAGGTCGAGCTAAGCCAGTTGGATTTGGCGAACAAGTTAGTGCTTTTCATAAAGGTAAAGTAATGTCCAATGAATCTAAAGAAAAGATGAAATCTGCCTGGACAGTAGAGAGAAAGGCTGCACAGGCTGAAAGACTTAGACTTCAAAATTCTTCTCGTCCTTTACTTACATGTCCACACTGTGGCCTGCAAGGAACATCACCGGGCAACATGAAAAGATATCATTTTGATAATTGCTCCAAATGCTTGCAGTGAGATCTGAATAAAAATCCTGGGCAAGTGCAAGTCTTTGCATCTGGATCAACTTCGTACACTGCACCCCGGCTACCTTCGACGCGGATCATGTTGGATTCAATCTTTGCTGTGAACGGATTAGAATTGAGTGCTTCAAACTTACGACCACGCTTGTCAATACGCAAGGGCTTCTTAAAGTAAAACGCATCGCCTTCGCCCCACTTGATGTAAGCAACTGCTTTGTCACCATCCATCAAGTAAGTGTGGTTTGGTTGCACTTTAACATTTTCCCAAACTGTAGTTTCGCGTACTGCAATCATTTTCGGCTCCTTACAGATTCAACAATTCACGTTCTTCGGCAGTCAACAATGTATTGACCTTACGCAATGCTTCTGCCTTAACTTCTGCCAAACGCTGTTGTTCAGCCTGTTCCTCTTCGTAACGATCCAAAGTGTAATCTAGGTCTTCCAACTGTTCCTGACTGTTTGGACTCTGTGCATAAGCAAGGGTCCAAACAGTGCGAGCATCATTATATGCAAAGACTTGAAACTTATTGTCTACTACTGACAAGTCAAAAGACTGACTGGTTGCACGGGTCAGCACGTTCATCAAACGCATCGGATACTCTGCAACTTCTCTGCTCAATCGGGCTTCACGTTCTGCATCAAATCGTGCGTTACGCTGTGCTACTGTTTCTCTTGCCATTTTAAACTCCGGTTTGTTGCTGTCTATATGTATATTATAGCGCAACTTGAGCCTATTGTCAACCGTTTTTAGCCTCTTTTTGGACTATTTTTCTGTTGTTTTTTAGCGACTAATCACTTCAATTTGCAAGATATGAGCCAATGATTCTGCAAGATTTTCATCTGGAGTAATAACATGCAACTTGGTCATATTACGATCCTTGACTCGATCATAATATCTAATCTGCACAATACGTCCACCGTTTGCTGGCAGCACTGCAAAGTGGATAGCATTATCGTGATTTATCTCAAGATCATCTGAAGGGGAATCTTCTGCAACCATACATTCGTTGTCAGCGCCATCGTCGTATAGCCATTCGCGAAACTTTCGCTTTAAATTAAATTTCATTTTTGTAGATCTCTTTAAAGTTGAAGGTGCAGTGGTTGCATATTTTGCACCCAGCACGGCTCTTTTAATGTTCGAATTCCCAGCGGTATAGGCCCTGGGTCTTCTCTTCGATTGTCTCGCACCAATCACTGTATTCTTGGATAAACCGGATATAGTCTTCATAATCAATTCTCACATCTGTGCTATATGTTTCTAACGCGCCACCAACAAGAGAAACAAAGCGCGGTTCAAGACCATTTGTAACTTCAGCAAGATGTGGCCACTGCTCAGAATAGTTTGACATTATGCAGTTACTCCAAAACTGTTGAGTACTGACACAACTTTACCAAGACTGAGTTTCAGTCTGACAGCAATTTCTTCAGCTTCCCAGCCTTCAATAAACATTTCCTGGATATCATATTCAAGTTCGCCCATAATATTTCCTTTAAGTTTATCTGTTGACATTTGCTTTTTACTAACGAACCCGGTCATACTGTTTCTTCTTGCAGTGCTTCTGACAGTGCTACCAATCGGCTACCTTTATCTGGGCAACCAACATACCAAACATCATCTCGCATGATGTAGTAATACTCAGCACCACACTCGTCCACGCGGCGCAGGAAGTCTGCAAAGGTATGGTCTACCGCCCAGGTTTGGCCTTTTTCTTCTCTGTCGCGTTCATAGAACGTGCATGAATTTCCGTGGTCCAACTCGTGTTGCTTACGTTCTTCTGGGGTGAGGTGGTACGTGTCGAAGGCGTGCTTTTCGCCAAGGCTTTTGCCGAGGACACTGAGATTCCCAAGGGCCACAAGCTGGTTGGCTTTTGCAGAGTCATAATGTTCCTGAAGTAGTACGCCGTTATTTGAAAGATAACCATTCCAATGACAATATACTGATTTGCAAACATCACCGTGCATTACACCAATTCGACTACGTGTGCCCATTATGAACTCCTTGTTGCTAAGTGTTAATTATAACGTACTTTGTCCAAACTGTCAACCAATCCCCTTACTTCTTTGCGGGCTTTTGGGTTGCTTCTTTGGCAGCAATTTTGCCCGAATATGCGTTAGACGCTTTGTGGATAAGGCCCGTAGGAGTGATAGTAACTGTGCCAGTAGCGATTTGGTAAGTGTTTTTCATGTAAGCCTTTTGTTGTTTAAGTGTATATTATACTGCAATTTGTCCGAACTGTCAACCAATAACCCTTGCGGGTTACGGGTTATGCAAACACTGCACCCTTGAAGTTCTCATAGTCGTAAAATGCAACAAGCTCGCGATCTTTAAAGTAAACGCAGAGTCCGCCCAGGTCGTCTTCTTTGTTATAGGTGCCTGCAATGTCTGCTTCAAAACGTGCTTGCAACGCTTCCATTTTGTCGTCACCAGTGGCATCAAAAGACTTTACTGCTTCTACTTCATAATCGTGCGTGTACTTTTCAACTGAGTTAATTTGCAATTCTTGAGCATCTGTAAGCATAGCAGTTCCTTTGTTGTTTAAGTATTAATTATAACAGATTTCAGATTTAATGTCAACCGAACGTTGCCTTTGATTAGTCGTACTGTGGATGACACATTGCACAGACTGCCCAATAACTGACGTTATATCTTTTGGCCAATTGCTTACAAACTTGTGCCACTCCTATCTTGCGCCAACGGCACGGGTCCTTCATTGACACTGGCGGACGCAGAGCGTATTCGCGACGTAGACGCCGCTTTAGTACGTTACAACGTGCGATAAGTCCACTTGGTCCGGTTGGATACATAGCAGTTCCTTTGTTGTTTAAGTATTAATTATAACGTCTTTTGAGCCTGTTGTCAACCGTTTTGTTGTTGTATTTTTGCAACACCAAATGCCATAATTACAAGGCCAATTATGGCCAAGATTGCTGTGGTAAGCAGGCTGGCAGCAGGATCAACTTCCAGCGAGCCAACTGCACCAAACACAATCATAAAACCAATAAAAAATCGAATCATTCCGGGCATAATAATTCCTTAAGCGTATTCGTGAATTTGAACAGTAGGATCGAGTTGAAGCAGTTGTTTGGCAACTGTGGTCAATTCACGATAGCGACGATTAGTTTCTGTGCGGCTCAGTTCACCATCGCAACTGAGATTTTCTGGGCTAAGGGCACAATCAATCTGCTGAGCAATACGCTGTCGACCTTTGGCAGTTTTAACTTCAAACTGCTCGCCCTTGAACATGGCATTCCATTTGTTCTGCTTGTCGATGTATGCTTGAAGTGCTTTCATTGCGGTTCCTTTTTGCTGTTTAAGTATTAATTATACTGCACTTTGGGCCTTTGGTCAACCGTTTTCTGGCTCTATTTTGTTGTATTTTTACAACATTCGTGAAACTTAACTAAAGTACTACCTTTTAGCTGCCAAACGCGGATGCTAACCCCACAAGCCCAATGGCTATTGATACAAAATTAACTGCCATTTGTGGGCGGTTTCCTGCACGAATGGCCCAGGTTAAAAATGCTACGGTTCCTACTGCAAAGACCACAATATTGTAAGGATACATTGTGGGACCAATTGCATTCAATGAGTGGCCTGCAATAATTAATACTGCGCCTGCCCATTGTAGCACTTCATCAAAATCCAATTTCATGCTGACACCTTGGATTCGTGTACCACGTTAACTGATTCGGAGTAGTAGCCGTTAGACTCACCCAACCAGCGAATGTCCACATACCCCTTGAAGGTTGCAAACTTGTAGAAAGTCCATGTGTAGGAATCATATGGCGTTGCAGTTGAATCAGCTGGTGTGTCCCCTGAAGATTCTTCTGCAATCAAGATTGGCGTGTTCACCAAGTCTTGTAAATCTCCTACAATGCTTTCGATATACACCGATTCGCAACAATCTTGGTGATGCGAAAACACATAACGTTCGTTTGCATTTTCAAAAATCAACTCGCCGCTGTCAGCAGTCACGATAGGAAAGATTGTTCCCACCATGTTCTTTAATGCTTGCTCTGTTGTCAAATATCTCATTTCAATTCCTTAATATAGTACAGGTTCGTGTGTGCGTTCACCTTGAAGCACCAACATCATTTCATCTTCTACACTGTAGATTAAATTCAAACCTTCCAATATCTTTCTGCGGGCAGGACCTTTAAGGTAACACCAATCACTTACTTCCTTGTAACTACCAAACGCTTCAGCTGGCATAGTATCATTTATCCAACCGCCGAGTGCTTTAAATGCTTCGATAGTATTAGCAGGATGACTGCGAGCAATTGCACCAGCAAAGTCATTGGCCAATACACTGGTAAAACAACTGCCAGGCGAATAGCCATGCACAAGATAATTGTACATAGGATCAGCAAAGTCTTTGGGTACGCCCCAAGTCTTGAATGTTTCTAGTATGCGATTGCGACTGTGTTCTGATAACTTCATGATAGTGTTTCTCTGTTCATGCGACAATTATAACGTACTCAGAGCCAATTGTCAACCGTTTTAGTGTTGTATTTTTACAACAAGATAGTTACTACCTACGCTAAGTAATAGCGCAAACTTGCCAACTAAGTTTGGTGTGCATTTGACTGTAGAAGAATGCTATAATTAAGGCGTTGAATAATGAATTTAGTGTGTTTTTCTAATCAAACTGGCGGCGGATTATTATGTGATTTGTTAAATGGCCAGCCCAAGAGTTCATTTAACTTATACAGGGTTTGTTCTTATGCACATGGATTATTTAAAATAGGTGATTCGATGTCTGTACTTCGTCAGTTTGATGAAGGTAAATGGCTACTGCAATTAGAAAGAATGGATACTCTAATTGCAGCTGGATCAGTGAGTAAAAATATGTGGTTCGGAACTCATTGCCATCCTTCATGTATCCCTGACAAATATATTTCAATGTTTGATAAAGTGCTGTCAGTTACCACTGAAAGTACAACTAGTAAATTACTCAGATTCATAAGAATGTACAACGGATTATATAAGATCAGAGGAGGAGTGTGGGACGGGCCAGCCGCTGAATATATAGCACAATCAGATCATTTTTATCTCTCAGAGAAAATTAACGAAATTAAGGAAATGTGCCAATGGACGCAATGTGCGTTTGAATCATACCCGTACGGTGACAACGTAGAATTTGAAGATATAGTGAATGGTAATTATGTGCGGGAACACAACTTATCTGCTGGACTATTAGAAACTTGGAAGAAACATAATCACTGGTTATATGAACCAGTGAATCCTGCACTATCAAACATCTTTCACAATGTGATGGAGGGTGGACTTTAGTTCATTATTACGACTGGCTCGGAAATTTGATTTATCAGGATGGCAATGTTGGGCGCATGCTGTAAGAGCTGTATCAGTTGTAATACGATTATAAACCCAATCAAACCCGCGGTCAATGATAGCCTTTACTGTTAAAGAATCAGATGCCACAAGGTCATCTATTGTTAGCCCAGCATCAGTTAATGCATTATAAAAGTTTTCGTATCTATGGTCAGACTCTTTGGTAAATGATAATGCGCCTAAAAAACAACATGGTGCCACTGACCAATTGCCGCCGATGTATATACTGTTGTATCTTAAACTGTCGCAGTTATTTAAACTTGGCAGCGGGATATTATTATGTATTGGTGTTGTTTTAAATTTAACTCCATTTTTAAAATTGAGTTCTTTGCGCTCCAACTTGTATAATTCTTCTCTATTAACACCAGTAACTGGTGTTCCATCAGCTGGTTCTAACCAATGTGTAAAGTTTCCACTTTTATCTCGCGCTGGAACAATAGTTCGGTCAGAATGTCTGGCACAAAAGTTATTAAAACCCAACTCGCTTGCAAGTTGATTGCACGCTTCGACTTGATGTTGGTTATGTTTAAAAATGGTCATTGTCCATTCGGCAGCTCCGCCAGCTTGTATATAAGCCTTGGCATTGTTAATAATTTGTTGCCAATTTGTATTTCTTCTATATAGATGATGTGTATCTTCCAATCCGTCGAGTGCAAAATTAACTTTAACATTTGGAATTTTAGCTAACTCTTGCCACCAGGCAACAGATCTTGCCGAACCGTTTGTGTTTATTAAAATAAATGATGTTGGACTTGCTAGTTTAAAATGTTTTATAATTTCCAATGCGTCTTTATTTGTTATAAAATCCCCAACTGTTCCATTTAGTAAGTATTGTTTGATGTTTACTAAATCTTCGAGCGGAAGTCGTTTACGAACATTGTCAATGCTCCACACATGGTCATGTGATATATTTGGATGTGTATAATAACTTGCTGCTGGGTACCTTGTACACTGTGGACATACTGCATTGCACAAAGCGGAAATTTCTAAATGCAACGATGTTATATTGGACCAATTCATAAAAATATTTAGCCCAATAGAAAAGGACCCAAAGGTCCTTAGCGACAGTAACTTATCCTATTATACGCCAGCTGCCAAGCGAGTACAATATTTATTGGGTGTAATGTTACAGATCTGTTACACTATAGTATTAGACCTGCTTTGTCATTACCGCATGCTTCGTATTGTTTAACTAACTCTAATACATCAAAGTAACTCACCCCACTTGTTAATTGGATACAGTACTGTAGTAAAAATTTTGGTTCGTTATCAGCATTAATACCAGCATGAAAATTCTGTGTATTCAGAAGAACCCATTGTTGCGGATTGTGTTTTACTACTATAAGTGGCTGATATCCTTTGATTTTATCAATTGGAATTGAGTTATTAAAATAAGGATGATCTGTTGAGCTCAGCGCCACATAATATGTATGCTTATCTTTAGTACAATTTATGTAATTTAGATTACACGAACTTTTTAAGTCTTTGTGCCAGTTTTGCATGTTAGATGGTGGCAACATAAGCATACCTAGTATCCCCTGGCAATGCGGATGCATAAACGACAAAAATGGATCTTCATTGATTAACGATTGATCAAGTTTAATTTGATATTGGTTGTTATCCTTGCCTGAGGACCCTTCAAACAGTGCAAGTTTCATGTCGTCGAACAATCTGCCCAACGGACTAGAGAGTTCTGTTACATAAAAATTATTTTCTGGCATGTTAGACACGCTTTGTCATTACCGCATCAGCAAGACCATATGCAACTGCTTCGTCTGAACTTAAGAATGTATCAAACTTCATTGTGTTAAACAATTCATCATAAGTTTTACCTGCTGTGTTATGGCGCACGTACAATTCAGTCAGACGCTTGTTAATGCGTACTGATTCTTCAAAGCTACGTTTTGCATCTTCAAACTGTAGATCTTGCACGTGAACTGATCCACTTGTACCACGTGTACCTGAGCTAACACGATGGATCATTGTACGGCTTTCTGGCAACACAAATCGCTTGCCAGGTGCACCAGCTTGTGCCAGGAATGAACCCATGCTTGCAGCTTGTCCCATGACGTATGTTGCAACATCACATTTGATATATTGCATGGTATCATAGATCGCTAGGCCTGCTGTTACGCTGCCGCCGGGACTGTTCACAAACAAAGTGATATCACGATCTGGATTTTCTGCTTCGAGGTAGAGCAACTGTGCAACAATAATGTTGCTCATTTGGTCATGTACCTCACCTTCCAGCATGACAATACGTTCTTTGAGCAAGCGACTATAAATGTCGTATGCACGTTCGCCGGTTCCAGTTTTCTCGATTACCATTGGGACTAATGACATAATTTTCCTTTAATTTACAGGGTTAAGATCGGGGTTATATTTTGTATTAATAATACAGTTATCTTTGGCAATATGTCTGCTAGCAAATTGTTTGTACCACATCAATGCCATTGATGGACTAACCAATGGCCAGTTAGTTACAGGGTCTCGCCAGCGTCTAACTTCAAAGCCTGCCTCATACAATCCGTTGCGTAAAGTCTGCTGATCTTCGCTTGTTCGCTGTATGGTGTCAGTTACTTTAACAGATTCATTTGGGGCAATGTAACGGAACAATGATGAAATAATCTCTGGACTACGCCATACTTCAACATAATCAATGGAGTTTGCCACAGGGTTATGTACTTTAACGCGCCATACTAAATTACCATTGTCTCTACTTGTTTCAAAGATCTGATTATGCGGGTTCCATGCTGTTTGCATGTGGGTAGTTTGCTTACGCAAGTTAAGGCCAGTCCCAGTTGTGTTATTGCCACCATTGAAATAGTTTGCAACAAACTCATCATTGCGTTCGCGATGCTTAACCCAAATATAACGTATTGCCCACGGCCCCTGCAGATCAGGGATTACCAATGGTGGCAATTGCTCGCCATCTGGTGGTCCCCATTGCGGTTCAGCCATTGCAGTAAATATTCCATTTAAATTTAAAGACATACTCTTCTCCTATAATTTAGTTAGTATCGTTAAGAGAAGTATTATCACCAAAGATCCAGATAAAGCAATCATGTTCAGATGACCAGATTACGCCAACTGCATACAATGGGACTTCCCAATGGTTCAATGTAGCATTGGCCATGATCAATAATGCGTCTTCGTTCTCTTTATATTCATCAAGTCCAAAGTACCAAGCAATACAAAAATTTTCTTGATCCTCTTCTGCCAAGTGGCAGATAATAAGATCAATTTCAGTGAGTTCGTTTACTTGCATTGTTGTTGTTGTCATGCTGTAGTATAACACAATTTTAATTTAATTGCAACGAGTTTCTTCTCGAATTGTCTGACCGTATTGATCTTGGTAGATATATCGTGTGCAATTGCTTTGATACACAACTGGTGGCGGTTGTACATACACAGGCGGTTGTACATACACAGGCGCAGGTGCATAGTACGGTTCGTAATATGGGCGACTTAGACCATAACCAATTACTCCACCAATTACCAATGGTGCAACCCAACGATTCCCGCCGCCTCGATGATATCCGCCGTGTCCATGATGTTGTGCCATTGCTGATGCTGAAATCATTGTTAACAATAAAATTGCAATTAGCTTCTTCATAATAGTTTCCTTAGACTCTAAAACTTTCTCCGCAACCACAACGGTCACGTTCGTTTGGGTTTCTAAATTCAAACCCCTCATTTAATCCATTGCGCACATAGTCTACTTCGAGACCTTCCATGTACACACAACTTTTAGGATCAACAAATATCTTACAATCTTTAGATTCAAAACACTTGTCATCTTCTCCGGGTGTGTCAACATATTCTAACACATAAGCAAGCCCAGAGCAACCGGTAGTTTTAACTCCCAATCTAATACCTTGGCCTTTGCCTCTACGGTCCAGCATTGAATGAATTTTCCTTGCAGCTGGATCAGTTACTGATATCATGCTTGGCCTTATAATCTGCTACCGCAGCCTTGATCGCATCTTCAGCCAAAATGCTGCAATGAATCTTTACTGGAGGTAGTGCAAGTTCTTCTGCAATTTCACTATTCTTAATACTAGTTGCTTGATCAAGACTCATTCCCTTTACCATTTCAGTAATCAATGAACTGGAGGCAATGGCTGATCCACAACCGTATGTTTTAAATCTTGCGTCAGTGATGATACCATCAACTACTTTAATCTGTAACTTCATCACATCACCGCAGGCAGGTGCGCCCACCATACCTGTACCTATGTCTTCATCACCTTTATCAAACGAACCAACGTTACGAGGGTTTTCATAATGATCAACCACTTTTTCACTGTATGCCATGTTATATCTCCTGTTGAGTACTTAGTACAAAGAAAAATGGGACTTTTCAGCCCCATTTTTCTTTATATTTCTCCATTGCCAGAGAACGTATATCTGCCAGCCTACTTAATACATGATCAGATAATCCTTCGTTGTCATCAATGATATTCTCTTTGACTTCAACTAATTTAGGTCTGCGATAACCTAGATGAAGATCAAGCTCGTCTGGGCCATAATCTTCATCGTTGTCATCTAAACTTAAATTACTTAGATACTGGCTTTGCGGCTGGAGTAGCCGCTGCTGGTGCTGCTTCGACCTTGACAGATGCACTTTTTGCAGGCTGGGCCACAACTTTCTTTTCAGCTTTCTTTTCAGCTTTCTTTTCAGCTTTCTTTTCAGCTTTCTTAGCTTCTGGGGCAGATGCTGCTTTGGCTGGTGCCGCTGCAACAACTGGTGCAACTGGTGCAACTGGTGCAACTTTAGCTGGCTCTGCAGCAAATGCTGATGCTGCGATTAGGGAAACGATAAGTGCGGATACGATTTTCATAAAATACCTTTTAAGTTTGTTTATACACACATTATTGTCTGTATACATATATAACGCCATAGCTTTCACTTTAGTTGACACAATCCGGACAACTTGAGTAAAAATTCTGTTTCTTTACTAACATCGGCCCAAACATCAACTGTGATACTGTGTGGCAACATTGCGCCGTTGGTCCAATACATTTTGTCAGACGTAACATTGAGTGCTTTCAGCATCTGGCACTCGGGCTTTTGCAGCCAAGTCCACAGTGCAGCACCAGCATAAATTTCCACATCATCTGGATCGCCCAACTGTAAATTAACAAGTTTTACACGTTGCATTTTAGAATCATTCTTGCCAGCATTAGATCTTCTTCATGATCAAATCCAATTGCAATACGATGGATGGTATCATACATTCTTGGATCATACATTTTCTCTGTGTAAATGTTACAAATCTCAATTTTATGTTCTTTTAATATAGCTGCTGCTTCAGCAATCTTGGCACGTATATCATCTTGCAATTGAATATATTCATTGCCAGTAAAGTCTTCCTGTTGCACTACAGTAGCATAAGGTAGCCAATGGGCATGTTTATCTTTGAGCCATTTGCCAGTGGGATGTGTTATTGTCATTGATTTACTGACGCTGCCATGTGTTGAATAATTTATAGATCTCGTGCATGTAATCTTCACGGCTACTTGTAATTACAATAATACGCTCAGATACAGGATCAACTCCAACTCGCTGACCACCAAATCCGGCCCACCAATAACTTGCAGGGGTTCCCAACTTCTCTGGCATGACCCATGTTTGATATCCATAACCAGCAAATGCTTTGCCTCCAGTTCGTCCATGATTTGATATCTGTGTAGCTGTGGCTTCTTTCATGAAATTACTAATACATTCATCTTCAGACTTTAGTTGTTTGATTGTGAGCATAGCCAGGCGACCCCAATCTTTGCTGGAGGTACTAAACCCTGCTTGTGCAACCACCTTACCATCTTTATCCAACATCCAAGCACCTGGACCAGCGGTACCTGCTTTAGACCAAATATGCTTATTGAAACTTTCAATAAACCCACCATTGTGTTCAGCAACATTGCTCAGGCTTAAGGTGTCAGTTCCGTTGTATGCAAACCTTGATCCACTTTCAACTTCACGATCTGGATCGTGCTTAATTGCATCCAGGCCCGACATGATGCCTGCTCGTTGCAATTGCCAGCCGTCACAATCGCGACCCTCAGAACATGTACCAGGTTGTTTGTAAATTAAATTCCCTGCAAATAATGGTTCACGAACGCCGCTGCTCATTGTCAGAAGATTCTTTACTGTTGCTTCGCCGTATACAGTACCCTTGAGGTCTTCGGAATATGTTTTGGCTTGCTTATTAAGATCTGGAATCTTACCTTCACACATCAATGCACCTACTGTGTATGCAGTCAAGCTCTTACTCATGGACCATGAAAAGTTTAATGATGTTGGACTTGCAGGCCACTTATATTTTTCAAATACTACCTGCCCTTTTTCTATCATCACAATAGACAAGGACGAATTACGATCAAACATTGATTCTGCTTGATTTATAATTTTACGATCTTCACTTGTCAATGACTTATTTGGCAGCGGGACAGGATTTTTTGATGGGCTGAGTTTAAAAGTTTTAAACTCAGTGACCATTCCTCCAGTTGCCCTTGATTGTGATACTTCTGATGGTCCAGCAAGCAATGCTACTGGAAGCAATGTTATCAGCAGTGCTGATACCATTATACGTTTACGCATACATTATCCTGAAGTTTTTAAGTTAATGTAGTGTAACATATATTTCGCAAATGGTCAACCTTTTTTAAAGGTCCTAGCCAAAGAACTAACGGTCATTGCTTGAAAGATGATCCAAACTCCTTGCCAAATCCAAAAATTAATTGGATCTGCGTCCCAATATGTCAGCACCAACATTTCTGTTCCTACTGCTAGTGCAGTAAGTCCGGCAAGAAACCCAAATCCCGCAAACATAAACAATCTGCTGACTAACCGTCGTTCTGCTTCAAGATTCCGCATGAGTGCTTTCTCGATGCTGTACAATATAATTTGCTTTTGGAAAGGCCAAACGTAATGCCTTATCCATTTTACGTTCAAGTTCTTCCCTGCGATTTGCAAGGATTTCATTTGCATAGTCTGTACATTCTGAGCACGTAAAACTATCACGGATACACGAAGTGCTCTGCCAGCGACCTACCCATTTTCCGTTTACTTTGGTAACACCAACTTTAATGTGAACAATCATATACTCTCCTTCTTATGTTTACTTACTGTATTATACAGTAATTACTTACCACTTGTCAATGACTAAATAATTACATGAACCCATATTTAACCGTTCCGTTTAAGCTATCAGTTGCATCCTGGGATTGGTTGCAAGACTTCTTAGAACCGATTGCAATTGACTTTCAAATAAATGCTCCTAACATGAGTGCGCTGGTTCAACTCAAAGATGATACACTTCAACAAAGCGAAGCCTGGTCTGAAATTGTGCAATTTTTAAAGAACTATGGCGATTTTGAGTTGTTGCCACAGTTATTCATTTACAAAACTCTTTCTCACGCAAGAACAATTATCCTTGGTAATCCACACATTGATACTGCTGGTAAAGACGGAACTGAATATACTATACCATTTAGATTCAACATCCTGACTAAAGGTGACGAGAATACTGAGATGGTCTGGTGGCAACACAATCGAGATAGTTCTGTAGTAACACACGCAACTTTCATGAGGCCAGATAAAACAATGGTTGGCCGGCTTCAAGCCAAGGGCGGCAGATTGGCAGATCAATGGAACAACGTAGGTGAACCATTTGCTCGCAGTGTAGCTCTTGCAAAAAAACAAGAATATGCCAGCTTTGTTAGAACTGATATATTGCATGCACTTAATTGGACAGGAGCAGAGCCACGAATTATATTATCCGTTAGATGCACTAACATGTCGTGGGAATCATTTATCGAGAAGTTTAATTAGTATCTATTTGTTCAATATTGTCTTGCGCCAATATCCTAATTGAACGAGTTGTGTACTTTTTCAACAATGTCGATGTCACTTGATTACGTACCAACTTAGAAGGCGAACCAAGTACTATCAAATCAAACTCTCTACTTTCGTATCTTACTTTCATATTGATGCACCAGCCAGCTGGATTAGTAAATCCAGTTTTACCAAGACGAAGATCATATGTGCCAGCAAACATCGAAGTATTGCGTATGAATAACTGCTGCAATCTTCCTCGCTTATTTTGTGCATATTGCGTAGCAGTCTTGCTCATTGCAGTGTCATTGAATAAACTATATTTGACCAATGCATTGTTTAACAAGTGCAAGTCCCATGCAGTACTTGTATTAAACACACTTAGACCTGACGGATCACCAAATCCAGTATTAAGCATCCCCAAACGTTTTGCACTACGGTTCATCTCACTCATAAATTCAACGTAGCCAGTTGGGTGCATATCTGCTAACGTCTTGGCCGCAAGATTATCGCTTGCAATAAGTGCCATATGTAATAGCTCGCCTCTGGTAACTACCATACCCGGCTTTAATGTGCGGCTACCTTGTACTGCTTGTGGTACTATTGTCACTTTCTCGTCTAAAGCTGCTTTAGACTCTAACACTACATACGCAGTCATCAGCTTCGAAATGCTGGCAATTGGCATGCGTTCGTGTATATTAAGTGCTTCCTTGATAGTGTTAGTTTTTTGGTCAAAAAGAAGCACCGCTCGTGCTTCTGGAGCAGGCGGTGCATTATGCTTCATTAATTTAGCAGACACTGGATTGGACAATACCAGTGCAAGCAACAATACAATGGTCCGGCGTGCAGGAATCGAACCCACATTCATGAGGTAGAAGCTCATTGTATTATCCATTATACTAACGCCAGAAGTTTAAATAATTTTGCCAGTGACTTGATAAATTAGTTGATCCAACTCTTGTTCAAAGTCTTTACCAAGCCTACGCTTTAGCCAGATGCTTGTAATAATCTCAGTTGCAGTGCTATCAGCTACTTCTGCTCCAAGGCCACGACGATCCATTTCTTCAATCAAATCATCATCATCAAAGTCTTCTAACGAAACATCAACTTCGACTTCTGTATATACGGTTGGCATGATATTGCTCTATAAAATAATTGGTGCGGGAGAGGAGACTCGAACTCCTAAGCCTTTCGGCAATGGCTTCTAAGACCATCGTGTATACCATTCCACCACTCCCGCTAACTTGGTGCCCTGAGCGAGACTCGAACTCGCAGCTTACGGCTTCTTAGACCGCTGTGTTTACCAATTTCACCACCAGGGCATTAACTCTTATGTACGAACCTGAGGAGCTCCATTTGCTGGGCGTGGTTCGCGTTTAATAACTACTGCGGCAGCAAGTTCTGCCTGGATCATCATAGCTTTAAACTGGTTGCGCTCTGTTGCATCCACAATTGAACACATAAGTCGTTTAGTCTGCTTGCTCAATTTAAATGTCTTACCTGGTTTCATCATTCTATATCTTTCAGTTGGTTTAAAATCTTGGCGGAATGACTCGGACTCGAACCGAGAAGCCGTTTAAACGACCGACGGCTTAGCAAGCCGCTCCAATACCATTATGGGATCATTCCTAAAATCTTCTATAGCAGTTGCTTGCTATGTGTTAATTATATACTATATATCATCTGTTGTCAATGACTTTTTGCAAATATTTAAAATTTATATTGGGTCAGACTAACGTACAATTATGCAATTTGTACTACAGCAATTCATTAATTCTGTTTTAAGTACTATTGTCAACTAACAAAGGAGAAGACAACATGTCATATTACAGAACTCGACAAGGAACTACCAGTAACGTACCTAAACAGATCGAACCAGTTGCAATCGAAAATGAAATCGAAACCGACGACGACTCTACTGAAAGTACCCAACCAACGGTGTCATTTAACATTCCTACACTTATTCGTATATTAGAACTAATCCGCGAAGATGTGGTGTCTGACGAAATTTTGCACTTTGTAGTTGAAAAGATTGTTGAAGTTGGCGCCGATGATGATGCAATCGACATGGACGACTACGAAGAAATTGCTTCAGTAGTACCTGCTAGAATAATGATTGCGCAGCGCCGTAGCCGCGACGGTCGACGAATTTAATAAATCAGGTCCCTTTCGTCTAGTGGCCAAGGACGCTGATCTTTTCAGATCAGTAACAGAGGTTCAAATCCTTTAAGGGACGCCAAAATATAGTTGGTGGGTCCTGCTGGAATCGAACCAGCACTGTCGGTTTCGAAGACCGACGTGATATCCATTTCACTAAGGACCCAATAGGTTTTCCAAGAGACCAACTATCTTTCTTAAGGACTCGTTGGGTTGTCTCGAACAAGAGAGTTTATACAGACCTTGTACAATTCTACTGGTGTGTCATGCTCAAGAAATAGGGCACTAGAATACAAGGGACTCATCTCATCGTCTATCTCAGAAACTTGGTGGTAACGGTGAGAATCGAACTCACTTTTGACACCGTATGAAGGTGGCGCATTGCCTTAATGCTACGTTACCATATGCAAACACACTACCCACCGCAACTGCGATGCCGTTGGCTACGCCCAGAACTTTCGTTCCTTTTTAAATAATGTGTTTGCATATAGTAAGAGCACCCGGTGCTCTACTAACGTTTTGTTTGTCCAATACGACTTGCTTTGTTCCAATCGTATGCAACGCCATCGGGACACTTACCATCTGCTACAGTGTCAACTCCAAACATACCAACTACTTCAAAATCGTTTCCCTTAATTGTAACGAACAAATTAGTTGCCTTGGCGTACTGCATTGCTAAATCAAGAGAATCAAATTCTACTTCTTCTTTTTTACTTATTACTTTAAACATTTTCTTTCTTAATTATATCTACATACTATATACTCTACATACTAATGTAGAAGCACATTGGTGTTTTTCATTCTTAAATATTAGTATGAAAAACACTATCCAAATCTTTATCAATCAACGCTTCTGGAAAGAGATTCCAGCTACAGTAGACTCTACTGGTAACTTCGACTATGCACCTGCATTAACTCAACTCGAAGCTGCACTAGCCGCTGGTACTTTTACAATCTTTAGTATCAGAAAACCAAATGACTTAACATCAATTGAACTACGGCCAGTAATGACCATTGAACAGCAACCAATGGGCTTTTAAATTTTAATTTGGCAAACTCATTGTAGGCAGGATTCGAACCTGCATTGCCCTTACCGGGATTCCTACCATTAGAAGACTACGAGTTCCTGAGGGTAATTACTCCCCAGCATGGATGCTATCTGCAGATAGCATTCACCATATTAAAGCATACTCCACTAGGTAGCATTGACAAAATCTAGCTTTACCTCCGTGTCAATTTTATATGGTCGGTGAGTATGTTTTAATATGACATTAACTAGATGGATTCGAACCATCTAACCACCAGTGCGATACTGGTTGTGACACGCTCACTATACAATCAGTTTACTCTGTTACGTACCAGACCAACTGTATAATTTATCACTAGCTTTCCAATCAGCTCTCAGTTAATACCATATTGAAACACACTGTTACAATTGTAAACCAATCAAGTATCGCATAGCAAGTTGCTAAGTATACCCAATGTGTTTTAATATGGCCCTTGTCTCTCCAGGGATGTCACGCCTAACGCTGACGTTTACGCAGAGTAATGACCTCTGACCGGAACCTAAACAGTGAACAGGATTTGCACCTGTGCCCGCAGCCTACAACGACTGCACTCTCCTACTAAGCTACCACCATATTAAAACAAACTACCACGCTTCGGGTGCCCACTATGTGTCATGGACAAACGGAAATGCTCCGATTCAATTTGTTTTAATATGGTGGATCCACTCGGATTCGAACCGAGAATTTACAGGGTAAAAGCCTGATGTTATAGCCGTTTAACTATGAATCCCATATATGGTCCATGCTCCGAGAATCGAACTCGGTTAATCCGGTTAAGAGCCGGGTACTTCGCCACTAAAGTTTAGCATGGTTGTTACGTATTAAATTTCTTTTACGTGCCAACGTGGACCATACATGGGATCTACGTTGACACTATAGTTTAGCTGAGCTTCGCTTCATATAGTACCTCTTTTGTTTAAGTATTAATTATAACACCTATTAGGTTAATCGTCAACCTAATAATTTAAAAATCAATTGTTGCAGCCAATTACGCTTGATAGGGCCGGCCCCGGTAACTTGTACACAAGGCCCTCCATTCTCGTATTGCTTGGCTATTTTGCTTGTTGCTAATATTCCATTCCATAATATTTTCCTTTAAAAGTTTGGAGTACGTGACAGGACTTGAACCTGCATAAAACGGGGTTGCAATCCGTAGCCTAACCATTCAGCGACACACGTACATAATTCATTACATTGTTGGCCCATTACCGCTCTTGAAACCAACTACACCGCCTTCTTCTGCAATACGCTTTACAACGTCATCAAATAAGATTGGTGCAAAGTCAGTTTGTTCTACACAGACACAATGATATCGAGTATCAATTACAGGGGCAGCGCCTTCGTGCTTTACTTTCATTACGCGATTAGCATGAGTATGCCCGTGTACGTTAACGCCAAATCGGCCTAACGATTCTGGGTGTAACGGGATATGACTTAAGATCATTCCGTTCATAACATGGTATGCACGTAACTCACGAAAATGTTCACGATACTCATCATCACGAAAGATGTCATGGTTGCCACGGATTAATACCTTGTCGCCGTTTAACCTACGCATAATGCCTAAGCTCTTACGGTTAATAACAACGTCACCTAAGTGGTAAACTTTGTCTGCGGGCTTAACACGTTCGTTCCAACGCTTAACCATTTCCTCATCCATTTCGTCTGGATCAGTCCATGGGCGTAACTTGGTAACCCCGTCGTCGAGTGTAAACTTGCATACGCCAGTATGCCCAAAGTGTGTATCGCTTACTAAGAATACTGCTGGCATATGGCCTCCGTAGTCAATGTTATTCTGAGATTGCTTTTCTAAAAATTATCTCTTGTCTTGCAAACGCATCTAGTTCCCATGGCTGATCCAAATACTTTGTGCGCTTGGAATATTTCTTACCGCACCAGTAGTTTGCACCCTTGGTTGCTTGCAATATGCCACGGGCCATTTGTCTTACATGCACCATTTCATGTGCGAGTGTAATTCCAAGATCTTTTAATTTCATTGGTCTTACCACAACAACATAGCTATCAAATCCGTGCAACGGAACGGTCATTCCCATTCCTTCGCATTCGTTTGCAACACGTACCAACAGAGTTTTACGGCTGTTAGTCAGGCCCAATTGGCGAATCATGCTGGGCAAAATTGCCTTAACAAATTCTACTTTTTTTGGGCTACCTTCAACTAGAAATTCCATATAACTCCTTGTTACTATAGACTATTATAGCAGCATTGAGCCTGATTGTCAACCGTTTTAGTGTTGTATTTTTACAACACTTAGTCTACACTGCGAAAAGTCCGCCAGTCATCGATGTTGGGCTTTTCATCTTCATCATATGTCCAACCCAAGGCCTTCATCATACCATGCTTGACAAGTAGATTAGGACTGCGCCATCTGCCCACGTCTTCAAAGCCCATCATCACACCAACCTCACAGACTGCGCCACTACGACAAACGCCTGCGTAACAATGAACGACTACGTTCATCTTATTTTCCAATGCGTGTTGCAGTAACCGAACCAGCTCGTCGGCTTGCTCTTGGCTGCATCGCATGGCTTCATCTAATGCAAAGTCATTCTTCTCGATGTCCAAGAACTCGAAATCATGACGCTCTTTAAATTGATGAGCTGCTTCGGGTCTCCAGCTTGCTGGATCAGTAATACTAATTAACATACTATTGGGACCAGCTTCGTGATGGAAGCGAGTTGGAATATCTGCTGCTGCTACGTTTTCAATCCATGGCATAATAGCCTCCTGTAAAATTTGGTGCTCCAACGTAGAATCAAACTACGGTTACCTCCATACCAAGAAGGCGTTCTATCATTAAACTATAAGAGCGATGGTACCCCGAGTCGGATTCGAACCGACACGATTCTCCTTTTGAGAGAGACGCCTCATACCAATTGGGCTATCAGGGCATTGTTGGTACCAGCGTAGGGAATCGAACCCTATCAAGAACGCTAATCTGGCGCTAAAAGGTGTATAAGACCTCTCTGACTACCAAGTCTCGCTGGCATTGTTAAAAGCCTAGTGCTGTTATGACACAGCAACATCCCTTGAGCGAGAGCGTAGGAACTGAATCTACGGTAAACACCTCTTGGGTTGAACAGTCAGGACAACTAATTGCATATTACTTCTAACACTTGTTCAAGGTGTGTCGTTTCTCATACGTTCGTTTCCAACTAGACATAATTGGTCTGCGTGGTAGGATTTGAACCTACAGCCTCCTCGTTCCAAACAAGGCCGTCTACCAGATTGACATTACACACAGATAAAACTGGTACGGGTGGCAGGGATCGAACCTACGCTCTCAGAGTCAAAGTCTGATATGCTACCATTACATAACACCCGAACAAAATTGGTCTCTCCTGTGGGACTCGAACCCACGAAATCCTCGCCCCAAACGAGGTGGCATAGCCGCTAACCGAAAGAGAGATAAACTGGCCACTGTGGTGTACGTCGAAATACACATTCCCATCTATTGGCAAGGTTTGCGCGGACCCGCCTCACACAGTGATAAAAATTGGTGCGTCTGTATGGAATCGAACCACAATCCCCGGCTTCGTAGACCAGTGTATTATCCATTATACTACAGACGCAAATTGAATTTGTAAGTAGTTGAGCCGCTTGTATCTCAACGCTTCTCCCGATTTAACTAGTCCGGACGGGATCGGTATGTTACTTGGGATACTTTGTCCAGCGTGGCAACCATCTGCGTCGATCCCATTTAAGCGATCAACCGGGAGTCGAACCCGCTTGCCTTCTACTATATCAGTCCTTCGAAGAAACTTTTATAGCGTGACGTTCTCTTGCTAACACTTACAAAACTTGGTGTCCCCTGCAGGGATCGAACCTGCTTCATCGGCTTTTCAGACCGCTGCTATGACCACATCAGCTAAAGGAACAATAAAACATTAAACTTCTTAGGGGTGACCTACGGGGGTCGAACCCGTACTAACAGAATCACAATCTGGGGTGCTGCCGCTACACTAAGGTCACACCTAAGAAGTTTATAAAATTGGTAGTTTCTGAAAGAATCGAACTTTCGTCGACGCAATGTCAATGCATCATTCTGCCATTAAACTAAGAAACTATAACTGGCAGTGAGTGTGGGATTCGAACCCACGTGCCCTTGCGAACACACTCCTTAGCAGGGAGGTACATTTAGCCGAACTCTGTCAACTCACTATATTAAATTTGTTTATCGTCACACAATGTCCAAGTCGTGCGCTGAACGTATTACCTACGCTTGCTACGGGCTTCGAGTACATACACAAGTGTCTTGGGCGACTCGCGTATCACATAAGGGTAACCGTACACACATAAACAAAACTTTGGCGGATAGCAGAGGAGTCGAACCCCATCCCTGTTAAGAGAACCGAGTTTTCAAGGCTCGTCGCAGGACCAACCCCGCTGCATTACTATCCATAAAATTGGCGGGCCATGAAAGACTCGAACTTCCACGAACGGTTTTGGAGACCGCTATGCTGCCATTACATCAATGACCCTTAAACTGGCTCCATCTGTTGGATTCGAACCAACCTCACCTGGTTAACAGCCAGGGGCACTCACCGAGAATACTAAGATGGAATATAAATTGGTTCCTCCAACAAGAATCGAACTTGTGATAAAGGCTTATCAAGCCTACGTTATACCATTTAACTACAGAGGAAAAATACTGGTGCGACTTGTTGGAGTTGAACCAACCGCCAAGGCATTATGAGTACCCTGCTCTAACCGATGAGCTAAAGTCGCATAAACTTGGTGGAGTATCCTGGGATCGAACCAGGCGTGCCCGAAGGCGGCGGATTTACAGTCCACTGCATCACCATTGATGCTTCTACTCCATATTTGGTGGGTGTGGTAAGATTCGAACTTACTAAGCCTTTCGGCAACCGGGTTACAGCCGGCAGTGACACTCCAACGTCGACCGCACATCCATTATTATTTAAACACACTGTCTGCGGCATTACAGCCCTGACCAGCTCAATGTGTATATTAAAGCACATACCAGTCCCGGGGATTCGAACCCCTTTCTCTAGTAGTTTACCACGACGTTTGCAGTCAGGCAAGTATATGCTTTAATATACTAGATTTTTTACACCACATAAGATGCTTCATCCCTAGTACCGCCCGTTTACAACTTGTTTTAAGTGCGTTGTCAGGACCTCGTTTCCTGGGCAGGGTTACTGCTCTTATTGCACACTTTGCCATCATTACGTAACTGAAAAATCACGCTCCGGCTTTACTTTTGCATTGTAGTAAAACTCTACACGTTTAATCTTATTCTGAAGCAATTGTTTAAATTGCTCCGGAGTAAGGACATGCTGTTTAGTCCACTCTGCTTCATGTTTCGCTGTCTTCAAATTCTATTCCTATAAAAGAAAAACCCTGGACTTTTTAGGTTCCAGGGTTTTAATAATCAGATTAGATTATCTTATCCTGGATGTACTCCTGAAATATGACGGATTGAATAACTCATATTAAAGGACGGGCTGGTAGGCAAACTCTGTTTAGAGCACCATAGCTGCGGGTTCGATATAAAGTTAATGTTCATCATAATAATCTTGTACTTTTACTTAGCCTCTTAGATCACTGCTGTATGCTCTTATGGCGAAAAAACTTAATTTTTCTTTTATAAGAACTAACTGCTGCATCATGTATCTATTATAGCGTACTTCCTTTAACTTGTCAAGTCTTTTCAGACTTATTTTAAAATTTCTTTTTAGTAGCAGTAGCATTTCTATTACTGCTTCTTCTTGTATTAATTATAACATCGTTTGTTCTACTTGTCAAGAACTTTTTGAACTTATTTTCTGTAGTACACTTTCTAATCCTTAAAAAGGGATGTCATCATCCATGTCAGCAAACACTACTGGCTCACGCTTGGGTGCTACATAGTTTTCATTGTGGAAATTGTCAAACACATCTTGATATTCTCCCCTCCAATCACCACATCGCAGTCTGTCTTGATTATTACACAGAATTTCAACTTTGTCAAGACTTGAGTGAGGATTCCAAGGATGATGCACTGTAACATATCCATTATAGAATGTACCTTCCCAGGCGCCGTTGACTACCCAAAAGTCAAAGTGTGTGGGACTGTGCTCTTGACCAAGATTGACAAGCAAACTTGGCTTGTCTTTTGTACCTAACATCAGTCTCATTAGTAGCACTCTTCCACTGTAACTGTATGTCCAAGATATTCTAGAAGTTTTTTAATGCCTTCTGTTCCCATATCTTCGTCATTGTGATCCCAACGGAAACGTTTGCCATCTACTTCTACTGACCAACCATCACAGTATTGTTCAATCGTAATATCTTTCATTCTTCATCCTCTTTGTACCCAACAATGTCGCATACATCTTCAATAAATTCGTATGCGTTTTCAATCACCCAATCAGTTTGATAGATTGTTTCGGGACAATCAATTCGTTGAGCTTCAATAAACTCATAACACTTTCTCCAAAGTGCAGCCATTTCTTTTACGCTTGGTTCATCTTTCATTTTTCAATCCTTACGCAACGCATTCTAACGGAGCCTGTTTTGCCTTGTGCGTCTTGATCAAATGCAACAATAGCAGCTTCACATTTTTCTCGATTGGTAAATTCCATAGTGGGAACTACAGTGTTAACCAAGTGCCCGCTATAGACCAATGAGACCAAAACCCAAACTGTGTTCATACTGTAACTCCGAAATGCTGTTTAATAATGTCACTACACTCTTCGACAGCTTCGTGCCCGGGGAAACCTTTTTCAATCATCCCCCATGCTCGTGCCTCGCAAAGACTGGCACATTCTGCAATAATCAACTCG